CCAGCGGGACGGCCTCAACTGCCTTTGCCGCCGTCTTCGCCACCCGCTCGCCCGCCGCGAGATCCTTGAGGAGCTTGCCGCCGGCCTTCAGCGGGATCGCGGCCGCGAGCGACAGCCCGCCGGTCCATGGACTGAGGCCGACGGCCACATCGCCGGCGGCGCCGAGCGCCTGGCCGGTGGCCGTGCCGTAATTGCCCTGCTGGATGTTCTCTCCGAGGCTCGGCAAGTATGGCGTGTCGCCCCCGACGTTGGGAGCGTAGCCCGCCGCCTCGAGGACTCCCTCGCCGGGGATGGCACTGATGCCGAGATCGGCCAGGGTCTTGGCGCCGTAGTCGCCCACGAACCGACCGAAGTCGGTCATGCCCTGGCGCTCGAGAGGGATGAGCGCCGGATCCATCGGCCGGCCCATCGGATCGCGCACGATCCCCGGCAAGCCACCCACCGGCGGAGAAAGCATCGGTGGCCGGCCGACATCTCCGAGGGTGTACGGATTGCGCGGATCCCTCGCGGTGACGAGTTGCGCGATGCTGGGCGGCATCACGCACCCGTCGCGTAGGTGGCGTAGCCGTTCTGATTGTAGAACATGCCGGGATAATTCGGCACCGGCATGCCGGGTCGGCCAGGCCCGTTAGGTCGGCCGGGTCCGCCGTACGCCGCGATGTCGGCAAGGTTCTGGAAGCCGCTGGTGATCAGGTTGGCGCCGCGCAGATAGCTCGAGGCTCGCGCGTCGCCGCCCTGCTGGTAGAGGTTGCTGATGTTGTTGGCGGTGTTCTGGCCGGCGCTCACCAGGCCGCCGGTGGCAACGTCGCCGGCGCCCGACAGCCCGCCGAGGCGGCCGTAGTAGTTGCCGAACTCCTGGTCGGCGATGCCGGTGCCGAAGCGCGTCAGATCCTTGAGCGTCTTGCCAGAGAAGAGCGTGCCGCCGGCGGCGGGACTGGCCTGCGCCGCGTTGATGCCCGAGGTGCGCGCAAACTCATAACCGGGCGACGTGTGGAAGGCGCGGATGACATCGTCGTAGCTCGCGCCACCCGGCAGGCCGAGGGCGCCGAGCTGGTAGCCGCGCGCCGTGTTGCCGGCGGTGATCGCGGGCTCGAGGAGGCTGCGGTTGATGTCATACTCGCGGCGCTGCTCGCCGGTCGCAGAATCGATCGCGCCCTGCTGCGCCTTGGCGGCCTGGTTCGACATCAGCCCGCCGACGAGCGTCGATCCGACGGTGGCGAGGGCTGCGATCAGAGGAAATGGCATTTTCTCTGTCCTGACTCAGAACGTCAGCCATTCGCTGGCGTGGATGAAGGACCGAACGACGCCGCCGCCGATGCGGCCGGTGGATATGCCGTTGACGTAGGTGGTGGCGGCGATGCCACCGGTGCGAACCTTGAACGTGATCGGGGACGTACCGGGCGAGGCCATGCGGTGCGTAAAATTGATCCTGGCGAAGGCCTCGCCCGACGTGCCCGTGGCGGCGCGGAGATCGACCCAGGAAGCCGCTATTGCGTTGACATCCTCGTCCTTGAACAGGGCCACGCAGACATCCTGCGAGCTGCCGGCACCAACGAAGACCTCCACTTTGATCTCGAGCTCGGAGGCCGCCGAGATCGGTGTGAAGGTGCCGGTGAAGAGCTGGGTGCCTTCGGTATTTTGCGGGATGCTGTCGTCAAGCGGGATGATGCCGGCGGCGGCAGATTGCACGGTCGTCGCCGCGATCTCGGCTCGCTGGATGGCAATCGAGCCGAACCCGGCGGCGAGTTGGTCGCGCGTAATCTGATCGAGCGTCGCCAGATCGCCGAGGCCACCGGTGGCCGCGAGCGCCGGCGCTACCTTCTTCGCCAACTCCTCGATGCCGGCCAGATAATGGTGACCGGCGCGGCTGACCCGGCCGCGTGAATCCTGCAGGCCGTCGGTCGGATAGCGGAAGCGCGAGAGGTTGTCGGTCATGCGGCGAGCGGCTCAGCATCGATGTCGCCGAGGGTGAAGGATTTCAGCACCGGATCCGACATCGAGATCTCGAACCGCCGCCCGCGCTTGGTGCGCGCCGTCCCCAGGCGCGTGAACTTGACCGTCAGGTTCCATTGTCCCTCTCGGCCCGCCGAGAGCGTGCGCTCGCTCGACCAGGTATAGCCGCCATCGTCCGACCAGCGGAGCATTGCGGTGGGGTCATAGCCGAGCGTGGTCGAGGGAACACCCAGGCCCTGGCCCTTGGCGAGATCGAGCTCGAGCGCGTTAAAGGTCAGCGGCCCCGGCACGTCAGGCAGGATCATCCGCACCACGATGGGGTCGCCCGACTCGGTCAGGACCGCGTTCGACAGCTCGTTCAGGACGCCCGAAGCCTTGTCGCCGACCAGGCGCTTGCCGAAGGCGACGCAGTAGGGCCAGGCGCGCCAGTCGACGCGCTGGTAGCTCACCCGCTCATGCCAGAGCTTGGTCGCGGCATCGAAGGCCCACGTCCAGGCATCGCACGTCAGGACGTAGAACGAATGCCCCTCGTCGACATCGACGTAGGCCTTGATCGTCGTCTGGTCGCTGACCGTCTTCACCGCGCGCTCAGTCGCGTGGTCGGACATGCGCTCGGCGTTGTAGGCCGCGCCGCGATAGACGATGCCATCGTTGCCCAGCCACACCACGGCATTGTCGAACGAGCAGACCGAATCGCGCGCCGCGCAGCCCTTGGGGATGAAGGTGCCGCCGAGCGGCGCGAAGGGCAGATCGGCGTCGGGCGCGGCGCGCCATATCTCGGTGGTCTTGGTCCCCAGCAGCCACAGCTCGCCGATGTCGGCGAAGGCGCGCACCATGCCGTCGGGACGCGCCTCGGCGGTGAGCTTGTTGAGCGGTGGCACGTCGAGGCAGTCGTTGATCTCCGAGTAGAAGGCGCGGCCGCTGTCGCAGCCGTAGATGAACCGCTGCGCGAGGAAGGTGACCGAGTTTGCCTGCTCGGGGAGATCGATCAGGCTGAGCGCGTCGTCCTCGAGGCAGTACGAGGACTCGTCGCTGACGATCGCGACCTGGTAGGTCGGCGTCGTTCTGGTCGCGGTGTGAACGCCGGTCTGGCCGCCGCTGGTGTTGATGGCGGCGCCGCCGACGGTCAGGCTGATGCGGAAGGAGTTGGGCGTCAGGCCAGCGGCGAGAACGTAGTAGGTCGTGTTGGCGGTGACGCCGGTGGGCAGGGTGCCGTCGGTGGTGAACTGGATCGGCGTGTCCGCCGGCAGGCGATGCAGCGGCCAGGTGATGACTGCCGGCGTGGCCGCCGAGATCTGCACCTCGCTCGACATGAAGCGTTCCTGGCCACGCTCCATGACCACCGGCAGCGAGCCGGGGATGACGCCCGAGATTGCCGTCTTCGTGCCGTCGGCGAGGATCTTGTAAACGGTGAAGCCATGCACCGAGTAGACGGCGCCGAGCTCCACCATCTCGATCATGCCGCGTGAGGCGACATCGGTGACGTTCGAGAAGAGCGACTGACCGGGGATGCAGCGGAGGTTGACCGGCGAGCGGTTCTCCTGGCCGACCTCCTCCGGGTAGCAGTTGTAGAGCCGCGTCTCGCCGACGAAGCGCACCGCCGCCGGATTGGAGCGGAGCGGCAGCGGGATGTGCGTCACGGGGTGAGCTCGTAGTCGGACTGCGTGCCGCCGCTCGGCAGGCGATCGTGGTCGAGGTTGGCGCGATTGGCCGGCAGCCGGAAGCGACCGTCGTCGGCGAAGTTGCCCACGCCATTGTGGGCGTGCGCGTGATACTCGACCCATCCCGCACGCGCCTTCGTCGAGTCCCATTGTCCCGACCAAACGTCAGGCGAGCTTTCAGTGAGGCTCACGGTCTCGGTCTCCCAGGACCGGAAGCCGGGATAGGTGAGCTGCACGGCGGCGGTCGTCACATCGGTCACGATCGCATCCTCCTCGTCGTAGAAGACGAAGTCGAAGTAGACCGTGTTGCCGCGCGTGATCATGCGCTCGGTGGTCATCGCCTTGTCCTTCTGACGCCGCTACCGGCGCGTCCACCGCGAATGCCGCCACCAGCTCCGCCGCCTCTCAGGCCTCCGCCGGCGCGGCCACCGGAGAGGCTGCCGCCGACCCTGCCGCCGCGCAGCGCGCTCGTCGCACGGCCGCCCCTGATGCCGCCCTCGGTACTCTCGATGTCCTGCGGCCCGACGGGCGGAATGCCGGGACGCCAGCCGGCGAGCGCCACGGTGAACGGCGCGAGGGTGACGTTGACCCGGATGGCGCGAGGCAGAAGGAGCGGCGGGACGGCAACCGCCGCCGTCGGCGGCACCAGGACCGGCAGAACGCGAGCCGCCGTCGTCGGCGCTAGGCTGCTGCCTGCAGCGGCCTTCCAGGCCTCTGGAGTGAACTGCTCCGGGGCGCGGAGATACCACCCGGTGCTGACCTTGCTCTGCGTCGCGATCAGCGCAGAGACGAACGTCGTCCAGCCCGTTGGCGGCGTGACCGGCTGAACGGTCGGCGCCGGCTGGAACCATCCCGGCTTGACCAGGCTCTGCGTCGGAAGGACGGAGCCTAGAATGACCGTCCATGCCTGCGGACTGAAGACCTCGGGCGCCTGCCGGAACCATCCTGGCCGAGCGGCGCTCTGCGGCGCGATCGACGAGCTCGCCCGCGCCGACCAGGCCTGCGGGTAGAAGGTCTCGATCCGCAGGCCGAGAAGGGTCTTGGCCGCGCTCGCCGGCTGGAGAGCCGTCGCGACAGAGACGGGCCTCCATCCCGCCGGCCGGAAATCCTCGATCGGCTGCGGCGCCCACGCCAGTCTGACCGCCGAAGCCAGCGGCTGTGTCGAGGCAGCGCGGGCGGCCCAGGCCTGCGGATAGAACGCCTCGACCGCGAGCCCGATCCGACTCGACGCGATGCTTTGCGTCGGCTGGACGGTCTGGACTTCGGTGACTTGCCAGCCTGACGGCCGGAATTCCTGAACCGGAGCCGGTGTCCAGACCGTATGGACCGTCGTGCCGAGCGCGAGCAGGCTCGAGACGATGATCGGGAAGAAGAACGGCGGCGCGGCTGGAGGCGGTGCCGCCGCCCCCGGCAAGGTAGCGAAGGGGACTTCTGCAAAGGCGGTGATGCCGAAGTCCATGGGCCGCCCCTGCTAGTTCAGTCCGTAGGGCCTCTCGTGCGCGAACGGATCGACGGGCTTGGGGCCGAGCTGCTTCGGCCAGAACATGACCGCCTCGGCCGTCTTGGCGCGCTTGGTCGCGGTCGCAATCTCCTGCGGAGCGTCGCGGAGCGCCTGGCGCTTCTCTTCGATGGCGGCCGCCTGTGCCTTCTTGCCCTGGCCCATGGCGCGCATCCACTGCCCGTCCAGCTCGGCGAGCAGCGGGAAGCGCGCCGAGCGCGCGACGCCTTGCCAGATCTGGCGCGCGATGGCGATGTCAGTGACGATCACCTCGCCGTCGTCGCGCCAGGCGTCGCGGAAAGGCCAGCGATGCTGCGGCAGATCCAGCGGCTCGATCCTGCGCCAGGAGATAACATCGGCTGCGTAGGGCTGGCGGTCGATCTCAGCCTGGATGTTCTCGTCGGTCGGCTCGACCTTAACGCTCTGAAAGTCGTCGATCACGAAGAACATGATGGCGACTGGCGCAGGCTCCTTGAGCCTGATCGCGACGAGCTGCACGAGCGCCGGCGAACGCTTGGCCTGCGGCGAGTTGGGCCCCAGAGCTTTCTCTGCCGCCTGATCGCCGATGACATCGGCGAGCGTTGGCTGCCTGACCATCCTACTGATCTCCCCAGCCCCCGAAGTGCCATGAGGCGGGATCCTGGCGCGTCGCGCCAGACGACTGCGCGTCCTGGCAGAGGAGCGAGACGGTGCCGGCGGCAATCGAAGCATTCTTGATATTCACGATGCGCGTGTTGCTGTTGCTGACCGTGTTGTTCGCGACCTCGGGCGAACATTGGATATTGTAATTCGCGCTCGAAAAGTCAGTGGCGATGGTGATGAGAACCTCACCGGTCGCCGTGTCGGTAATCGAGGTAATATTATAATTCGAGGTCAGCGCCGGGACGTTGCTGGTGACCTTGAGATAACACCAGGCCTTGCAGACGCCGGGATGATACTGAACGACGGCCGGCGTGACCGCCGTCGTGGTTGAGCTGGCCGACTCGAGGTCCGCCTGGACGGCGGCGGTGACGGTGAAGGTGCGGTCGGCCGAGAGATCGCCGCCGCCGGTGACCAGGCCGGCAGCCGTCAGATTGCGCGTATTCTCGACGAACCGCTCGGCCGGGATGGTGACGAAGATGTCCTTCGACGCGCCCGACCAGTTGACCGCCGAGCCGGCATTCGACGAGGCAAGGATCGTCGTGCGGGCGAGCGTCGTGCCGGCGGCCGTATACGTCCCGATGCCGACCTCCCAGTCGGTGCCGTCGGTCGCGCAGTAGTAACAGGTGTTGCCGTCACCAATCGCGCTGAACGCCTGGAAGCCGGTGGCTGCGCCGCCGAGCGTATAGGTGCCGGTGCCGCTGGTGGTGGTGGTTGCCTTGACGCGGTTTTTGTGAACGAGCGCCATGGATCACCCGCCTATCTGGGCCTGGGCGTAAAGCCTTCCGGCAGCAGGAGGTAACCCCGGCTCGCCAGCGGCACTTCCTCTTCCACTGCCCGCTGTGCCCTTCCCTCGAGCCGCTCCAGGCGCTGCTCGCAGTTGAGGATGGTGACGCCGTCGCAGGGGCCGAGAGCAGCACACTCTGGGCAGAGAAAGCCGCCGCAGCGCCGGCAGAGCGTTCCCTTGTCGTGCAGCCGCTCGAATCCCTTGAACCGCACCAGGCCACCGTGATGCTGGCAGCGGAGCGTGTCGAACTCGCGAATGCCGTTGAACTGCTGGGCATCCGGGTCGTAGAGGGTCGCGTAGCCGCCGGTCTTCCGCTCGCGAAGGATCATTCGTTGAAGCTCATCCCGGCGCTGGGATTGCCGGTATAGCCGGCGCTCCGCATCCTCAGCGCCAGTCCGTTGTTGTTGGTGGCGGGGCTGTCCAGCATCTGGTTGAAGTCGTTGGTCTGCCAGGCGTAGGTCGCGCGCTGGTTCATCGAGAGATAATCCAGCGAGGATTGCGCCGTGACCGTCGGCTCGGCGGTGTCATTGATCTTGCCCGCCGCGCTGCAGGCGCTATCGGCAGAGTCGATGGGGTTGGGGATGCTGGCCACGCCGGTGCCGGTCGCGGTGATCCTCACGATATCAAACTCGAAGTAGGTGTCGCTCGAGGCGGGAGCGCCCGCCAGCCCCACCTTGTAGGCAAACCACTTGTGGCGCTTCAGGCCGGCGGTCTGGGCGAGCAGCTCGAGGACGGTCTTGTAGGTGGCGCCCATCGCCTGCAGGGCGGGTGCCGCCGCGTTCAGATTGTTGGTCTGGTAGTTAGCCATGGCTTCGCTTCCTTCAGAAGTATGAGCCGGTGACGGTGAGGCCGCTCGAGGGGATCTCGGCGATGATGCCGAGACGCGCCCTGCCGCTTGCCTCGAGGTCGGGCCGCGCCATCCCGAAATCGGGCGCCAGCATGCCGGCCAGTATGTCGGCGAGGGCTTCGTAGGCCTCATCGGGTATGTCGGGCTGGTCCCAGTAGATGAGGCCGCTGATTTTCAGCTCGGCATATTGGCCGGCATAGAAATTCTCGACCGTCAGGCGGTCAGCGGCCGTCGGTGTTTCGCCGACCGCCACCACCTTCAACCGCTCGAGGACGCGGTTGGCGAGATCGACGGTCGTCTTGGTCACGACTGCGCGCCGGAACGACCACGCGGCACGTTGGGCGTCGTGCGCGGCTGCGGCTCAGAGCGCCTGACCTCGGCCGGCTTGGCGGTATGACCCTCTTTCGGCTCGGCGACGGTGAAGAAGCGATTGCCGCGCGCCTTGTCGATGATGTGGATGAAGTGCTTCCGCTCGCTCTCGGTGGCGGCGGCATCGGGGTCAATGAGGACCGGCTCGCGCAGCGGGAACGTGATCTTGCCGGTGAGATCGGTGCCCCAGGTATTCTCGCCGACGTTGCCGTCCTCGGCGCCGCCGATGTAGGTGAGGATGGCTGCCCCGATGGGCGGTTTGGTTGGCGTGCCTGGAGCGGCAGCGGCCTTTGGTTCAATCGCCATGGTCTAGTCCTTTGCGATGTCGATGACTTGCCGCTTGCCGCCCTCGTCGTCGTAGGTGACCTTCACGCGCTGGCCGACGGCGAGCCACTCGGGCCACTTGTCAGGCTTGGCGATGGGGACGGCGATGTTCTCCGCCGGGTCGCCGCCGACGTAACGCTTCGGAGCGGGTTCGTTGGGCGGGCCTGCGCCGTCGGGCGGGCCGCCGCCGACGATCTTGTAGATGTTGCCGTTGTCGAGGCGGACGGTGCCTTCGCGCTCGTCGAGCAGCCTGATAGTCCCACGGTCGGTTCTGATCATGGGATGACTTCCGTCGGGTTGAGGATCTGACCGGAGACGGAGATCGTGCCCCAGATATCGAAGGTCGAGTTGGCGTCGATCTGCGCCGCCGTGCCCGACCAGTTGAGGTTGACCACGACGGCGGTCGTGGTGCCGTCGAGCGGCGCGTTCGCGGCCACCGTGCCGAGCTTGGAGCCGGTCGTGGTGCCGCCGACATTATTGAGGGTCGCCGTGGCCGGCGCGATGTCGACCTCGGTGCCGGTCAGCGCGCCATCGCCGGCGTTCGCAGCCACCGAGCCGAGCGCCAGGATGAAGGCGGCGTCGCCAGCCGCCGTCGTGAGCGCCGCGCCTTCGGCGAAGGCGGTGTAGTTCTGCCGCGATGGGCCGAGCGAGATCGCGCCCTTGATGAAGGTCCAGAGGACCGCAGAGGCCGACGAGCCGGATGCGCCGGCGTCGGTCACGGCCAGGCGGAAGCCCTTGAGGGTGAAGTTGAGCGTGAACTGCCCGGTGACGCGGTTAAACTGGACGCGGGTTTCGAGCGTGCCAGATGCCGGTGCTGGGCCGGGCGTACCGAGGGTATTAACGAAGGACGGGAAAGTGCGGAGTGGGAGTGTCATTACAGGAGCTCCTACTTTGATCCAAAGAAAAGGGGCCGCCCGCTGGGAACGGCCCCCAAGGTGGAGGGAGGTATCTCTCTTGCTGGAGTGATTAGGCCGGGTTGGCGGCGCTGAAGAACCCGGTCACGATGCCGAGCTGCACCAGTTTGGTGCCGGCCTTGGGGTGCTT